ACAGATAAAGCATGGGAAGATAGTAAGGTCTCCCTTACAGAGGTAGAAAAGAAACAAAAGAACAAAGAACGCATGGCAGAACTCCGTGCAAAAAGAAAACCTCCCAAACTTGCAAATGTTCATCCATCAGTTTTAGAATTACCAGATGACCATCCATTTTCTTACAAAAATGTTAAACAATGGATTGAAACACAAAAAGGTATTTCATCATCAGCAGGTCTTGTAGAACGCTCAAGAAATAGAGATGTGCCTCAAAAAGATCGTGATAAGGCGATGAGGGCAAGAATGGGTGCAGACGCATATATTCGTAGCATTAGAAGGTATATTAGTACAGGTGATTGGGATGCTTGGTACTACGGCGAATATGAAGATAGACTTACAAAATGGAAGACAATTGCACCTGCAGGGAAAGATATAAATAGTAGTGAGGAAGAACAATGAATTTAACACTATCAGATACAGCTTATAAACAAATCGGGCATTTGTTAGAAGAACATAATAAAAAGTTTGTTCGTTTACAAGTGAAAGGTGGTGGGTGTGCTGGATTTGAATATCAATGGTCTTTTGAAGATGAAAAAGGAACAGATGATGTTGTAATAGATGATAGAGTTTTAGTGGATCAAATGAACGAATTATACCTATCAGGTATTGAGATAGATTATAACAAAGAAACTTTTGGTAGTGCTTTTACATTTAACAATCCAAAGGCACAATCACAATGTGGATGTGGAACATCATTTAGCGTATGAGAGATTTTCAACAATATATAACCGAGGGTGTTTATGATCCCAATATATTCAAAGCATTTTTTCTTGCAGGTGGTCCTGGTTCAGGTAAATCTTGGGTTTCAGAAAGAACACTAGCAGGCATGGGATTAAAGGTTATTAATAGTGATAATGCATTTTCAAGAGCTTTAGAAAAAGAAAAGATGTCATTAAATATGGCAACAACCGATGCTAAAGAAATCGCAAGGCGTGATGAGATAAGAGCAAAAGCAAAAGCAAGAACTGGTGTACAGTTAAAACTTGCATTAGAAGGTCGTTTAGGTCTTATACTAGACAGCACAGCAAGAGATATTGCAAGAATAGAATCAGAAGCAAATACAATGAAACATATTGGTTATGATGTTAATATGATATTTGTAAATACAAGTTTAGAAGTTGCTCTTAAAAGAAATCAGATGAGAGCAAGAAGAATACCAGACGCAATCGTAATTACCAATCACAAACAAGTACAACAAAACATAGGTAAATTACAAAGAATATTTGGGTCAAGTAATTTTGTTGTCGTAGATAATAACAAAGTAGCAGAGGATGTAAATCCTACTGTACATAAAGCAATAAGAAGGATGATTAATAGAAAACCTACATCATATCAGGCTATATCATGGATAAAAAGAGAACTAGCAAAAAAAAGAAGGTAATGGGTAAACTCATACAGTTTCCTACAAATAGGATTAAAAGAACTAATCCTATAAAAGAAATATCTGAAGCACAAGCTAAAAAGATAAAAGAAAATCAATTTATAGAGCAATTAGTTGAATCACTTACACTAGATATAATTCATGTGCTTCAAGAGAATGTTGTTGATATGAAAGCTAACTCTTTTTTAAGAGATTTAGGAATAACTATTGAGAGTATTAAAGCTTTAATCAAGAGAGATTTTGGTCAACATCATCCAATGCATATAATTACCGATTCTCTTATAAAAATTGGTACATTACCAAATGGTCAAAAAGCAACCAACATCAATTATAATCAAATCTTTCATAAAATTAAGAAGAAAGCAGAAGAACAAACAGTAGAATTTGAATTAGATCCAGATATAAAACTGGATTAGTGCTTTACTTTCAATTGGAAGTATGTTATAATAATATTATGGAATACAGAAAACTAGACGACAAAATAAAAGAATTAAAATCAACAAGAGTATTTAAAAAGGTTACACCTAAATTTGATCTATCTTGGTATGTCAAGTGGATCGCAAGTGTATTAATACTTGTAGCAGTTTGCTTTAGGGCAGCTGGTGGGTTTCATATGTTTGATTTATATTTTAGTTTTGCAGGAACATTAGGATGGTTATGGGTCGGATATTTATGGCATGACAGAGCATTGATAATGTTGAACGGCGCTTTAGCAACCTTACTATTTACAGGTATATTAAAAGAAATATTTGCTTGTAATAATTGTATGATACCTTTATGATTATAGTTGATATAAACCAAATAATGATATCGAACCTAATGGTTCAAATTAATGGCCGTAATGCAGTAGAATTAAGTGAGGACCTTGTTAGACATATGGTTCTAAATTCACTTCGTGGTCACAATAAAAAGTTTAGAAAAGAATATGGCGAAATGGTTATCGCTTGTGATAGTAAAAATGTATGGAGACGAGAAGTATTTCCTAATTATAAAGCAGGTAGAAAAGCAAATAGAGAAAAATCTGAACATGATTGGGATGCTATATTCTCAATGTTGCATACTATCAAAGATGAGATTAAAACATTTTTACCCTATAAAGTCATTGAATTAGAAACTGCTGAAGCAGATGATATAATTGCCACATTAGTTAGAAGGCAACAAAGAATAGTGGGTCCTAATCACGCTAAAAAAATATTAATATTATCTGGTGATAAAGATTTTATACAATTACATAATGAAAATGTTAGACAATATAATCCTGTATTATCAAAATTTGTAGGAAAAGGTGAAAATCCTAGTATATATATTAAAGAACATATATTTAAAGGTGACCGAAGTGATGGTATACCAAATATATTATCAGACGATAATGTCTTTATTGAAGGTAGACGACAAAGACCTTTAAGTAAAAAGAAGATAAATAATTGGGTAAATGATGTATTCTTTTATACTCATTTTACCGAAGAGGAACAAAAGAATTACAATCGAAATCGAAAACTAATTGATTTAAGTTGTATTCCTCAAGAGTTAGAGGATAAAATTAATAATGAGTTTTTGAATGTTAAAGTAGCAAGTAGAGATAAAATACTTAACTACTTCATAACAAAGAAACTTAAAACTTTAATCGAAGTCATTGACGAATTTTAGGCTTTGAAAGAACTGTTAAGGAGAAACAAATGGTTATAATAAGAAGAAACCCAGACGGCTCAATCGCTAGTCGTGAGGGAGAACAACCCACACAATCACACCCAGCATTAGCAACAAAAAGAGGTATGCAAGCAATGGCAGACGCTGGCAGAGCTATACCACTTCTAATGAGTGAGATTGCAACAAAAGTAAATAACGCAAAAGATAAACCTAGAAAATTAAAAGTATTGAAAGATAATGATTCAGTACCTTTAAGACAAGTTTTGAAAGGTGCTTTTGATCCTAAGATAAAATGGTTATTACCACCAGGTGATGTGCCATATACAGTAAATGAAGCGCCATTAGGCACAGAGCATACTGTATTATCCCAAGAAGCAAAAAGATTATATCTTTTTACTGAAGGAGGAGATAATACTTTATCAAGGACAAAAAGAGAAACACTTTTTATTCAGATGTTAGAAGGTCTGTCTGCTGATGAAGCAAAATTTTTAGTTACGGTTGTCAATAAGAAAGTAAATAATGAGTACAAAGGATTTACTGCTAACCTAGTCAAAGAAGCATTTGATTGGGATGACAATTTTATGAAAAAAGCATAGTTTAGCGCCCTTAAAACCCTTATATTTCAACGATTTATGACTACTCTAAAGTGTTGATTTATAAGGGTTTTTTTATGTGGAATAATCCAAAAAAACGCAGAAAATAAGGGTTTTTTAACTGGAATAATGCTTGCAATTCAACCCAATATAGTGTAGAATATATGTATATTAAATAAATAAAAGGATATACATTATGAAAAAACTACAATTTAATAATCTTGATTTGATACTTGACTGGATTAGAGAACCATCACATAAGGAACATTTGTTTCTTATAGAGGCAGCGATTGCCAAAGCAAAAGGTTCATCAAAATCTGCTTTTAGTGTTGGCGACAAAGTATCTTTTGGTAGACCTAATGGTCGTAAACACTTTGGTGTTGTAGAGAAATTAAATCCATCTAAGGCAGTTATTGCTGAATATTTGAATGGTAAAAATGCTCATAGAAAATGGCGTGTACCATACTCAATGATGACAATGACGGAGGCTGCTTAATGACAGTTGAACACGGAATAGGATTATTTTTCTTAGGATGTACAATAACAATAGTAGGCTTTTTTATTGCCTACTATGTTGCTATGTCAACTGTTGGTAAGAAAAAAGTAATCTTATCAGAAGCTGAGAAGTCAATTAAACATTTATATGGTCAGGATACACATTGATAAAATTAAATAGATACGAAAAAAAAATAATTAAAGAAATAGTAAAAAGCCGTAAGGGCATTTATGAAACACCTAAAAGAATTAGGGAACAATATAAACCATGTAAAGAGTGGGATGCTGCTTTATCTTTGTTTATGAAAAAATTAATTTATTGTGAAGCAACAAATGAATTAGAATTTGAGGGTCCTGCTACACCAGAACCAAAGTTTAGATGGTTCACTTGTAAATTACATGAACCCTATGCTTCTAAAAAACAACTAAGGAAATTAGTATGAAAAAATTAAATTTTTATTTAATCATAACTTGTTTATTTGGATTGTGGATTTATGCTTGTGCTGATACATCTAAAGATGATTGTACAGACGATGGCTGTCCTGAATTTGTTAGTATGATGGAAGAACTTGACGCTGAATTTGCTACATATAAAGTTATACCTACAATTACAACTGAAACAAAAGACGAATTTGTTTATTCATTAAATCAATGTATCACACATTTATATAAGGATGTGCCTATAGAAAAACAAATACCTAGAGAACTAATTATTGCTCAGGCAGCGATTGAAACTGGTTGGGGTAAGAGTAGATTTGCCAATGAAGGTAATAATCTATTTGGTATTAGAACTTGGGATAAAGATGATAACTGGTTATTACCTATACCTTGGACAGAATGGCCAGGTTGGGGTGTAAAAGTTTTTGAAACGAAATGTGATAGTGTTGCTTATTATATTAAAATAATAAATGAAGTATATGCTTATGCTGAGTTTAGAGAAGTGAGAGCAATAATATTAAATGAAGGTAGACATCCTACTGGATTAGATTTAGCTCCTACATTAACAAAATATGCTAGTAGACCAAATTATGTTGAACTGGTAGCAGAAATAATAGAATATAATATAAGAGGTGTTTATGAATTATAGTAGTATCGTTGAACCAGAAGCTTATAATTTATTTTGGGGAAGAGTTGCAAAACTTGAATATGCATATGAGAACGCACCAGAAGATATGAAATATATATGGTTTCATAAACTGTATGCTATAATGTTAAAAGTTAAATATTATTAAGGAGCTTGACAAAACATTAATTGTCTGTTATACTATGAAGATGAAAAATTTAAAATATATAATTTTAGATAACTTACCAATTATATGGATGATACTGATGGTTGTATTTGGTTTAGTTTTATCGGCTAATCATGCAGGAATAATTTAATGAATATATTTTACTTACATAAAGACCCAAAGATTTGTGCTGAAATGCATTTAGATAAACATTGTGTTAAAATGCTTATAGAATATGCTCAGTTAATGTCAACAGCACATAGAGTCCTTGATGGTGTAAAATATATAGGTAAATCTAAAACAGGTAGAAAAGTTACAAGATACCTTTTAGAAAATAAGAATGAAGAAGCTACAATTTACAAAGCTTGTCATATACATCACCCGAGTGCTGTATGGGTTAGACAAAGTGCTTATAACTATTACTGGTTATATCAAATGTGGCATTATCTACATGAAGAATTTAAATTAAGATATGGTAAAGAACATAGATCATATACTTTATTACATGAACTATTAAGAAACCCACCTAAAAATGCACCCCTAAATATTCCTTTTACACAACCAACACAGGCTATGCCTGATGATGTGAAAAATGAAGATAGTATTACTGCTTATAGGGATTACTATATAAAATATAAAAAGGATTTTGCCACATGGAAAACAAATATTCCACAATGGTTTAGTGAGGGCATTAGTAATGAAATGGCTCAATAAAGATAAAATTAAATTTATTAGTTTAATTGAAGGTGTTGAAGAAACAATGCCTGTTATATCAGCTGCTACTCACAAATATAATTGGGTTAAAAAATGTGTTGATGATTTAAAAGAAAATGGCTCAATATTAAATAGACAACCTAATCAACAACATTTACATAAAACTGGTCACACCTCAAAATGTCCTGGTATCTTTGCAGTAAAAAATAAAGGGTTCATAGTAAGAACTCATAGTGATATAAAATTAAAAATAGAAGGCAATCAATACGGTTGGCAAACACCTCATGACTGGAGAGCATTTTCAGGTAGCTCAGAGGAAATAATATCACATCATTTTCAAGATAGTTTACATAAGTTTATGAGTGATTGGCCAAAAGACACACTAGAAACACCTTTGAAAATTGGTTTACCATGGATGATAAAGATACCTAAAGGTTGGGAAGTTTTAATGGTAGATCCTTTTTATAAAGATGATAGTAGGTTTACTGTATGCCCAGGTATATTTCAATCTGAATTAGGATTAGCCGTATTAAATGTACCAATATTGTGGCATAGTAAAAAAGGCGAGTGGTTAATTAAATCAGGAACACCTATTGCTCAGTTAATACCTATCAAAAAAGAAAATATTGAAATGGAATTGACGAATAAAACAGATGATAAATATTTTAAAAAAGATTATAATATAACCATGATGAAATTGAAAGAAAATTTTACAACAAGTTATAATGATGTAAGAAACTTTTTTAGGAATAAATAATGTCAATCGGCAACTATACAAGAGAGCAAATAGGTAAAGAGTGTCCTTGTGGCAGATCACCTACAGGAGTTTGTATAGGTTGGCATAGTCTAACTGAGGAACAATTAGTAAAGGCAAAAGAGAAATGGGAAAGACTACAAAAAAAGAAAGAAGAAAAAAATAATGCCAACATATAGATTTTATAATAAAAAGACTAAAGAGGAATACGAAGATTTAATGTCTATCGCAGAAATGGAAGAGTTTATTAAAAAGAAACATATTACATTATTACCACCAACACAATTAAATATAGTATCAACTACAGGTACTATTGATGGTAAGATGGATAATGGTTGGAAAGAGGTAATGTCTAAAATATCTGAAGCACACCCTAAAAGCAATCTTGCAGAAAGATATGGTAAAAGATCAGTAAAAGATACCCAAGT